CTGGGCCAACCTGGGCCAGGGGCAGCCGCCGCAGCTCATGGAGAAGCCGATCCGCGAGTCGCCGTCGCTGACCCAGACGCCGGGCACCGGCACGGCCATCGCCGCCGCCGCCGGGGTGTTCGGTGACTGGAGCAAGTTCTACATCGTGGACCGGATCGGTTCCACGATGCTGTTCGACCCCCTGGTCAAGGGCACCGGCACCGGGCAGGCGAACCTGCCGTCCGGTAACCAGGGGTGGTTCTATTACTGGCGGGTCGGGTCGGACTGCGCCGCCCCGAACGCGTTCCGCTGGGCGACCGGCGGCACCGCCTGACCGCAGCAACCCCGCAGCACCAGGACCCCGGGAGCGCTTCCCTGCCCGGGGTCCTGGCCTGCCTGGAAAGGAGCACGGCATGAGTGTTGGCGCAGGCGGCTCCACCGAGCCGATCGGCCCGTCGGGACCGGGTCAGCCAGCGGTGGACGAGTACGAGTCGCTGGGCAACTACTTCCCTGACACCGAGCACACCTCGCACGTCGCGGGCCTGATGGACGCCGCGCAGTCGGCTGAGCAGTCCCGGTGCGACGCGGGCAAGGTCGTGGACACGGGCGGCCCGCACGACAGCGACATCGCGGAGGTGCCCGGGGTGGACACCCCGGAACCGCTGGGCGTGGTGATCCTGTCGTCCACCGACGACGGCGTTAGCTGAGCCCAGGCCAGAACCGGGAGGACAGTGTGGCCAGGAAGCCGATCCTGTGGCATTCCAACGCGCCGAAGCCGCTGAGTTTCACCGGCTACGGCGATCAGACCGGCGAGGTGGTGCCCCGCGTCGCCAAAGCCGGGTACGACGTGGCGGTGTCGTGCATGACGGCGGTGGGTGATCATATCGGGGAGCTGGACGGGATCACGATGCTGCCCGGCGGGATGACGCCCTACTCCAGCGACATCCTGCCCGCCCACGCCGAGTACTGGTTCGGGAACGACCCGGGGCTGATCATCACCCTGTACGACGCGTGGGCGATCGGCCCGGAGGCGGTGGTGGGCCGGGCGTGCGCCGCGTGGACCCCGGTCCACTCCCGCCCGATGAGTGTGGGCGATCAGCGGTTTTTCGCCCTGTCGGGGGCGCAGCCGCTCGCGATGTCGCGGTTCGGTGAGGCGCAGATGCGGGCGCGGAACATGGAGCCGGTGTACATCCCCCACGGGGTGGACACCGCGAAGTTCCGGCCGCTGACCGGCGAGGAGCGCGCCACGGTACGCCGCCGGATCAAGGTGCCCACCGATGCGTTCCTGGTGGTGATGGTCGGCGCGAACAAGGGCAAGGCCCCGGCCCGCAAGTCGTGGGGTGAGGCGCTGGCCGCGTTCGCCGCGTTCCACCAGCGGCACACCGAAGCGGTGCTGTTCATCCACAGCTTCGCGTCGTCGGCGTTCGGTCTCGACATGCGGCCCCTGATCGCGGACCTGGGCATCGGGGACTGTGTGATCTTCTCCTCCGACTACCGGCAGTGGGTCGGCCTGTACCCCGACGAGTACATCGCGGCGATCGAGGGCACGGCGGACGTGCTGCTGCAGCCATCCATGGGTGAGGGGTTCGGCCTGTCGGCGCTGCAGGCGCAGGCGTGCGGCACACCTGTGATCGTGGGTGACAACTCGGCGCAGCCTGAGGTGTGCGGCTCGGGGTGGCTGGCTGAGTGCCAGGACTGGTGGTATGAGGACGACCAGGCGTGGTGGGCGACGGTGTTCACCCGCAGCATCGTCGCGGCGCTGGAGAAGGCGTGGACCGCTGGGCAGTCTGAGAACCTGACCGCGAAGTACCGGGACGCGGCGCGGCAGTTCGCGCTGGGGTACGACATGGACAGGGTGTTCGCGGAGTACTGGCTGCCGGCGCTGGACATGCTGGAGCAGTACGCGGGCCTGGCGAAGGTCCGGCCGCCCGGCCGCAAGCTGGAGGTCAACGCGGCGGGACTGCCGACGGGGAACCTCACAGCGGACCTGGACGCTATCCCGCTGCCGACGATCGAGGCGGGCGGGATGCGGTGGCTGGCACGCGGCTCCCACACCGACGACTGGATCGCGGTTGAGCATGAGGCCACCCTGGAACCGGTCCTGGATGACCTGATGCCCGAAGGTGGCGTGCTGCTGGACGTGGGCGCGCACATCGGCCGGTGGGCGCTGCGGCTGGCGGGCAAGGCCAGCCAGGTGGTCGCGGTGGAACCGAACCCGGCGACAGCCGCTGTGCTGCGCTACCACATCGCGCTGAACGAGGTTCCCAACGTGACGGTGATCGAGGCCGCCGCGTGGGACGAGATGACCCGGCTGACGCTGGAGGACCCGAACGAGCGGGTGACCGGCGGGTCGACCCGCACCCTGGAACCGGGCGGCCTGGAGGACCCGGAACGGGACAGTGGGCTGGTGCAGGCCGCGCCGCTGGACCTGCTGCTCGGCCTGCACGACGACGAGGGGCCGAGTATCCCCCAGCTCGATCTGGTCAAGCTCGATGTGGAAGGCAGCGACCTGCGGGCGCTGGCTGGGATGGCTGGGCTGCTGAAACGGTTCCAGCCGGTCCTGTTCATCGAGGACCATTCGATCTACGGCTACTACGAGCATGAGACGCTGATCTCGCTGCTGGTGAGCCTGGGGTATGAGCCCAAGCCGTTCATGGCGCGGCTGCCCGCTGACCGGTCCGCGCCGTATGTGATCGCCACCCCGGCGCAGGGCGACACGCGGTGAGCGGCCCGCGTGAGCCGGTCCCCGGCTGGGAGGGCTCGATCGGCCCTGGGCCGGCGCAGTACGGCCGCCCGCACGTGTACGCCCGTGATGTCACCTCGGGGGCGGGGAACTGCGTGTGCGGCCGGGACCTGGGCCACCCGCTGCATGTGGCCGCCGCGCCCGGCGTGCCTGTTCCCGATCGGCTGCGGCGGTGACCGCGTGGTGGGGTGGGGTGCACCCGGACCCGGTGATCAACCAGGCGATGGCGCTCGGCGCGTCGCAGGACCCGCAGGAGCTGGCGATGGCCCGCGACCTGATCGCGGGCCTGGACCCGCATGACGTGATCGTGGAGATCGGCTGCGACCGGGGCGGCACCCTGTACTGCTGGCGGTCGCTGGCGGAACGGGTGTACGGGATCACGATCGCGGACAACTCGTATGAGACCGGCGGGTCGGGGCAGCCGCTGGTCGACTACGGCGCGCAGATGCGGATGGGTGACAGCCACGACGGGCTGTCGCGGCTGTGGCTGGTGGGCAAGCTGGCGGGCAGCCCGGTGGATGCGCTGGTGATCGACGGGGACCATTCGGAGGCGGGCGTGCTGGCGGACCTGGCGGATTACGGGCCGATGGTCCGCCCCGGCGGGGTGATCCTGCTGCATGACATCCGGTCGGACAGCGATCACCGGGCGCAGGTCCACAAGGTGTGGCCGTACCTGGCGGACCAGTACGAGTCCAGCCAGCTATGCAACCGGGAGGGTGGGCCGGGCTGGGGTGTGATCCATGTCCGGGAAGGCGACGAGTTCGGAGGAGATCGCGGTGGCGCGTGACAAGGATGACGGCAACCCGCTGGCTTACGGGCCGAACCCGGCGTACTCGGCGCAGCCGGGCGTGGACCAGTCGATGGCTGACGGCGGGGAGGGGATGAGTTTCCCCGAGTATGGGGAGGCGACGGCTGAGCAGTCCCAGCCGGGGTCTGATCATGGGACGACCGCTGCGGAGAACGCCCGGTTCAAGGCTGAGGCGGAGCGGCGCGAAGCGCAGCAGCGCGACGAGGAGGCGCGGCGGGAGGAGCGGTCGCGGCAGGAGCCGCCCGCGAAGGAAAGCACACCGGAGCGCAAGCCGCCGCGCCCGCCGGGGCGCGCTGAGTCGGCTGAGCGGCCCCCGCCCGGTAAGCCGGGTCCCTCGCACCCGGGCCGTCCCGGGAAGCGCTGACCGGCCACCGGCAGTCCACACGGGCGCGACGCCAGGACCGCGCTAGCGGCCCCCGGCGGGTGCCCGCATGTCATCACCCACACCCCACCGTGATCATGGCCCTGGCGCGTCCAGGGCCGCGCGGGGGGACAGTTTCGGGCCGCGACCCTCCAGGAGGCGGGGATGGGCACCAGGTACGTGTACGAGCACCCGGCGGAGGCCGGGTTCGGTGAGCACCACGCCGACCCGGAGCACCCGCCGCTTGAGGAGCGGTCCGCGACGCGGCACGGCGCGGAGGGCGCACCGCAGCATCCAGCGATGCCCGGTGAGCTGACGATGGCCGACCTGGACATGAAACACGGCACAGTCGTGACCCATGCCGGGGTGGCCGAGGAGTCCGGGCACGTGATCGTGGAGTGGGTGGACGGGCTGGGCCACGACCGCGCCACGACGATCGCCCCGGATACGTTCGCGGAGCTGTTCCGGGAGGTGGACTGACATGGTGACTCTGAAGGCAACGATCGGTCCCCTGAGCTGGCAAGGCCCCTTGGCGGTCAGCACCTACATACCGAGCGGTTTCACCTCGGCAGGTCTGCTGAGCTTCGCGTTCACCGACGCGGCTAACGCGGACCTGCCGATGGTGGTCAACAGCATCGTGCAGGAGGCCGACAGTGATGGCGCTGTCAAGGTAACTGTGCGGCTGTCCACGGCTGACCCGGACTGGGACTGGTCAGCATCCGGCGAGCTGCTGTTCGTGATCGCATGAGTACCATCTCGGCGGGGCAGATCGTCACTGGCGGCGAGAAGCGAGCCCTGCAAGCAGCTCTAGGGGCCACGGTCCCGGTATCAGGCACCTCACCGTATCTGGCGTTGCTGACCAATGCAGCGTCTGGGTCGCTGGACAATACCTGGACCACAATGGCCCAGGTCACTGAGTACATGGGTGGTCCGGCGAACGGTTACGCCCGGCAGGCGTTCACGATCGGCACGCCCAGCTCGGCGTCCCCGTCGGTGATCTCCAACTCCAACACGATCACTTTCGGGCCGACATCCAGCAGCCCGGGGACCACGATCTACTGGGGGATGATGACCGACGCGTCGTCGGGCACGACCGCGAACCTGCTGGTCGCCTACCTGCTGGGCACCGCCCGGACCCCGGTCTCCGGTGACAGCCTCCAGGGGGCGGCTGCCGCGTTCACCTGCCAGGTGTGACGTGACCCGCCGCGACATGCCCCAGCTCCCCGCCGGGGTCACCCCGGTACCCGTCCCGCCGGCCCGGCCCATCGCGGGCAGCCGGGGCGCGGTGCTGCTCGATCACACCCCGGTGGTGCACACGATCGAGCCCGCGATACATGACCTGCATGTGCCGCGCATGCACCCATGCCAGGCCAAAGGCATCGGCCCCGGCGCGATCGAATGCGGCGCTACCCCCGCGTCGTACTGGCGGCGCTGGTGCCTGAACCAGCACCAGCGGGACTGCTGGCTATGCCCGGTCCACGCCCAGATGGTCGCGGCGGGCACCTCATGGTGCTCTGACTGCGCGGCCCGGGGCGTCGCCGGGACCGCGTACCTCAAGCCGCTTGACCTGCTGCTGCTCGATCACGCGGCCGAACCGAGAACCGGAACGACACTACGGAGGCAGTGATGGCGGTACTGAACGGGGCGCAGGCGACGATCGTCTACCAGGCCGGGCAGGCGGACAAGGTGGTGCTGATCGCGCTGCGGGACGTGACCACCGGGGACACGCTCGATGTGGGGCCGTCAGGGATCAACGCCCTGCAGTTCATCAACCGGGCGGTGATCATCGGGGTCACGTCGTTCGTGGAGATCGCCGCGAGCTGGGCCGGGACGGTGGTGACCATGCCGACGGGGCTGGCCAGCGACGCCGGGTACCTGCTGCTGTGGGGTTCCGGGACCGCGTGATCGCGGATCATTCGGTGCTGCTGGGCTACATCCACGGCGGCACCGTCCGGGCGGAGTTCATGCGGTCGGTGCTGGCTGCGGTGACCGGCCCGGACGCGTGCCCGCTAATAGGCGGCGTGTCGGACTGCTCGGCGGGGCCGCTGATCGCGATGGCCCGCAACATCCTGTGCCGCCAGTTCCTGGCCGGGTCGATGGAGTGGCTGTGGTGCGTGGACACCGACATCGTGTTCGCGCCCGGCACGCTGCCCGCGCTGGCCGCTGCGGCCGACGCGGCGGAACGGCCGGTCATGTCCGGCCTGTACTGGGTGGCGGCGCGGGAACAGCAGGTGCCCGCCGCCTACCACGCGCACGCCGCCGACGGCGACGGGGAGCTGACGTTCAGCCCGTTCAAGGACTGGCCGGACGGCACGCTGCTGAAAGTCCACGCGGCCGGGGCGGGCTGCCTGCTGATCCACCGGGGCGTGCTGGAGAAGATCCAGGCGGACGCGGGCGGGGCCGAGGTGTGGTTCCGCGAGTCGATGCACGGCTCCCGGCACATCGGGGAGGATCTGTCGTTCTGCATCCGCGCCGCCGCCGCCGGGTTCGGCTTGTACGTGCACACCGGGGTTCAGGTGGGGCATGTCAAGCCGGTGATCATGGGTGAGGTGCGGCTGCCGTGACCACCCTGTACCTGACGAGTACCACCGCTGACGCGGCGGTGGTGGTGGGCACCGGCACCAATTGGCTGGCGTCCACCGCTGCTGCCGCGTCAGCGCGGACGGTGGTCAAGCAGGCCGGGTCCGCGCCGCCGTACCAGGTGACCGACGGGACCGGCACCACCGACGGGACGGTGGTGTCCTGGTACTCCCAGCGGCTCGCGGCGACGACGATCACCGGCACCTGCACGTGCACACTGTTCGACCAGGAGGTGTCTACCTCCACGAACGCCGCGCCGGTCGTGCAGATCGAGCGGTGCGGGGGCGATGGGACGGTGCTGGCCACGATCGTCGCCAGCTCGGTCAACGAGGGCGCGGGGGAGATGACCACCACCTCAGCGTCTGACACCGTGACGATCAGCGCGGCGAACATGACTGACACGGCGCTGACCGACGGGGACCGGCTGCGGATCAGCCTGTGGATCGGGTCCGCGTCGGCGCAGGGCGGGTCGGGGACGCTGACCACCACGACCACCCACTACGCCCGGTTCTGGGTCAACAGCGCGACGTGCTCGCTCGCGTTCACCGAGACGCTGACCGCCTGGACGGGGCCGTTCACGCTGACCGGCACCGCCAGCTCGGCCAGTTCCACCACGGCGGCGCTGGCCGCGACGTGGGGCCTAGCGGGCACCTCGGGCGGAGCGCAGGGCACCAACCTGCTGAGCGCCAACGCCTCGTCCATGGAAACCGACGGGTCGTGCTGGGGAACCGGCGCGAACTCCACCGTCACCTACGACTCCACGCAGGCGCACAGCGGCACCCACGCGATGAAGATCACCGCGACGGCGTCCGGCGCGGCGTCGTCGTACCCGAACTCGGGCGGCTACGCCACCGTCACGCCCAGCACCGCCTACAACATCGGGTACTGGATGTACACCGGCACGGCCGGCCTGTCATCCACCCCGGCGCTGGACTGGTACAACGGCACCACCTACGTGTCCACGCTGACCGGCGCGGCGCAGGGCCTGACCCAGAACGGGTGGACGTTCGTCACATTCGCCGGGAGCAGCCCGGGTACCGCGACAGTCGCCCGGATCTACCCGGCGTTCACAGCGACCGCCGGCGCGCAGGCCGCCTGGTTCGATGACGTGATCATCACCACCGGTTCGCTGTACGCCGGGCAGGCCAGCAGCGCCGCCGGTTCCCTGGTCCCGCTGGTCCTGCCAGTGGCCCAGCTCCGTGGCCGGCACCTGTCGAACTACCCGGGCCGCCGGCAGGCCATCACCCACGCCAACTACAGGAGCTGACGGTGAGCGAATACATCGCTACCCCCCGGGCCACGTCCGCGCCGTTTGAGCCGGTAGTGGTGGCGCTGGTCGCTGCGACCACCAAAACGGTCCTCCAGGTGGGGGTGCCTGGCACCACCGATATCCGCATCATCGGCTGGGGTGTGTCGTTCGACGGGGCATCCTCGGCGGCGGTGCCGGTGATCTGCCACCTGATGCAGACCGACGTGGCCGCCTCCGCTGGCACGTCGCTGACCCCCGACCAGTGGGGCAACGACCTGGCCACCGCGTCACTGTGCGTGGGTGGCACAGCCGCGACCGGCTACAACTTTGGCACGGAGAACACGATCACCGGCACGCCCCGCATATTCGACTCCCAGCATGTGCACCCGCAGGCCGGGTACGGGGTGTTCTTCCCCGAGGTGCGATGGCAGCCCAAGGTGCCGGTGTCCAAGTTCGTGCGGCTCAGGTGCAAAGCCCCGGCGGGCGTCAACGTCATCCCGTGGATCTTGTGGACCGAACCGGGGATCTGAGCCGGGGGTGAGCCATGCCACTGCGTGGCAGCGCAGCGAACGTCTACCGGGCTCCGCTCCCGCATGTCCTGCCTGCCGGGGCGCGGCAGATCACCATCACGCCCGGCACCGGCACGACGAACTTCCTGGCCCGCGTGCGGGTGCTCACCGGGGCCACCGAAGCCGGCGGGAACTCCAACGCGGGGAACTCCACCGGCAGCCTGTCCCTGACCCCGGCCGGGTCGAACTCCCTGCCGGTGTACGCCGACGACGACTATTTCAGCCAGAACGCGTTCACCCAGCTCACAGGCAACACGCTTGATGACAACGTGGCCGCCTCTGGTGGCGGCCGGATGGCCACCGGCTACTACTCCAGCCCGGTGACCGCTGGCACGCCGGTCACGGTGGGCGCGACCGCGTTCAGCGGGGACAGCGCCTACTGCGCCGTGTACGAGGTGCTGGCCTCTGGCGGGGTCTCCCCGGTGGTGGACTCCTCTGGCCCGGCCCCGGTGACCGGCACGACCAGCCCGGTGACCACCGACTGGTTCGTGCCGCCGGCCGGTGCGGTGATCGCGGTCAGCGTCGTGCAGTACGGCGCGTCAGGGTCCGCGACCGTGGTGGACAGCGGCGGGGCGACGGTCACATCCCGCGCCGGATCGTCGCTCGCGCAGGTCTTCACCGCGCTGGTCCCGACCGGTGGCACGACCTGGCCGCTGGCCGGGACGGCAGCGGGCACATCCACCACAGCGGGCGGCCTGACGGCACTGTTCCCGCTGGCGGGCACAGCTACCACCGTCACCGCGACGGCGGGCGCGCTGGCCCCCATCTACGGCATCACCGGCACCGCCGCGCAGGCCACCGCGACCACGGCGGCGGGCCTGGCGATGATCGCGGCGCTGGCCGGGACGGCGTCGCGGGCCAGCTCGGCGGCCGGGACGTGGACGCCGCTGGTCCTGGCCGGGTCGGCGGCGGCTGTGTCGTCTGCGGCGGGCGGCACGGTGCTGGCCGGGGTGACTGGCGGTGCTGCCACCTCGGCCAGCGCCGCCGCCGGGTCACTGGCGCAGGTGATGACCGGCGGCGGGACCGCCGTCACCGCCAGCTCGGCGGCGGGGAACCTGACCATCACCTCCGGGACCCCGGTCACCGGCACCGCCACCTCGGCCAGCTCGGCGGCGGGGAACCTGATCCTGGCCGGGGTGACTGGCGGGACGGCCACCTCGGCCAGCTCGGCGGCCGGGGCGCTCGCCCCCATCTACGGCGTCACCGGCACTGCGGCGCAGGTGTCCAGCGCGGCGGGATCGCTGGTGTTCGCGCCCGCCGCCCTGGCGGGCACCGCCAGCTCGGCCAGCTCCACCACGGCGGCGCTGAACATAGCCGGGCTGACCGCCATCACCGGCACCGCCAGCTCGGCCAGCTCCACCACAGCGGCGCTGGCGTACGCCCCAGCCGCGCTGACCGCCACCGCCGCCTCCACCAGTACGGCGGCGGGCGCGTGGCTGGCCATCGTGATCACAGCCGCCGCCAGCTCGGCCAGTACGGCGGCTGGAACCTGGACGCCGCTGGTCATCACCGGCTCGGCCAGCCGGGCCAGCAGCGCGGCCGGGACACTCGCCCCGGTCTACGGGCTCGGCGGCGCGGCAGCGTCAGCGGCCACCACCACCGCGCTGCTGGCGCTCCAGGCGGCCCTGGCCGCCGCCGCTATCTCGGCTAGTGCGGCGGCGGGCACGCTGGCGCTGCAGGCGGCCCTGGCCGGGACCGCCGCCACGGCCAGCGCGGCGGCGGGCCTGGTGACCGTCACCTCCGCGATCACCTACGCCACGTCGGTCACCTCCGGGCTGGTGCTGTACACCGCGACCACCGCCGGGGCGTGGGCCGTGACCGGCACCGCGTCCGGTGCGGTGACCGGCACCAGCACACCATCCGGGCAGGCCAGCCCGGCGGGGTCAGTGGCCAGCGGGGCCGTGACCGGCACCGCGACGACAGGAGGGAAGCCCTGATGCTGTGCGCCGGACAGACCTACCGGGCGTCGATCACCGTGGGCGACAACTCCGTCCCGGCCAGCACGGTCACGCTGACGATCACCAAACCGGACCAGACCATCGTGACCGTGTCCAACCCGGTGAACTCCCCGCCGGGGTCCGGCACGTACTACTACGACTACGTCCTGCCGATGGTCGGCCTGTACCAGATCTCATGGGCCACCACTGGCCCGTCGACCGCGCCGCTGCCTGACTACATCAACGTCCGCAACTACATCTCGATCGTCTCGATCGCGGAGGCCCGCGAACACCTCAAGAAGACAACTGACGCGTCCGATGAGGAGCTGGGCAAGTTCATGATGGCCGCCACCGAGCTGGTCGAATCCAAGGTCGGGATCTGTGTGCCCCGCCAGCTCACCGACCGGGTCGATGAGGGGCGGCTGCGGATCGTGGTGCCCGGCCACCCGATCATGTCGGTCTCCTCGGTCACGTCGATCTGGCCGGGCGGCCCGGCGTGGGACAGCACGGTCCTGCATTTCGACGCTGAGGCGGGGATCATCTACCAGGTGCCGCCGTTCGACTTCTGGTGGTCTCCGTGGGATGTGACCTACACGGTGGGCCGGCAGGTCATCCCGGAGCGGTTCATCCACGCGGCGAAGGAACAGCTCCGCCACCTGTGGGAGACGCAGCGCGGCGGCCAGCCGCCCGCGCTCTTGCAGGGTGAGGAGGAGTTCACCACCGAGACGGGGTTCAGTTTCACGGTGCCCCGCCGGGTCCTGGAGCTGCTTGAGGCCGACATCATCCCAGCGGTATGAGCTGGGGTGATGTGCCACCGGATGTGGATCTGGGCGGCGGGTGGCGGCTGTGGTTCGTGGGCTGGCACCCGGACCGGGACCTGAATCCGCAGTACGCGGAGGTGCCGGACGCTGAACGGTACGGCGCGGTGCTCGCGCATCCGCTGCGGCCCGGCGACACCGAACCGCGCTGCCTGGCTCGGGGGGAATGCCAGGGGTCGGTCACGTTCGCGTCGGACACCCAGCGGGCCATCGAGCCGGGCCGGCCCGCGTGGGAGGTGGCGTCGTGGGAGCCGCTGACCATGTCCCCGTCGGTGCTGTGCCACTGCGGCGCGCATGGGTTCGTCCAGGACGGCCGGTGGGTGAGCGCCTGAGCCTTCTGGGAGGGAGGGTGACCTGGAGCCCGCACGCGGGCTCCAGGTTCCGCCTAGAGCAGTCACCTCCCTTTCGCCCGCCACCTTAACCCGGAGGTGCTGTCATGGCCTGGGCATCGACCGCGCCTACCGCGATGAAAAACCTGGTGTCGCTGATCGAGGCGTCACCGGATCTCGCGGCGCTCACTCCGCAGCTCACCGGCCCGGTCAAGGTCAAGGACATGGGGGACCTGACCGACTCCGACGCGCAGGCGGTGATCACGGTCGGGATGCTCAATCCCGAGGAAGACACCCACGCCGAGGCGGTCAACACGTTCGGTGACCTGGCGTCGCAGACCAACAAGGAGGAGTACACGATCCACTGCGGCCTGGCGCTGATGTGGGGCGACGAGAACGACGGGCCGGGGTGCCGGGACGTGGCGTTCGCGTTGCTGGCCGCTGTGGGCGCGGTGATCAACACGCACCGGACGCTGCGTGGCGTGGTGCTGCACGCGGATGTCAGCGGCTGGACGCTGCGGGTCGACCAGACCGAGAACGGGCTGCGCGGGCAGATCGACTTCTCTGTCGCCGTGTCGGCTTTCACCCTCAAGTAAACGATCAAGGAGAGGCCGATGGCCGCAACCGCACTCACTACCAACGCTGTGCCGCACACCGGGCTCGACCTTGACTCGGTGATGCAGACCCCGACGCAGGCCGCCGGGCATACCGCGCCGACCGCATCGGACATGGCGCTGATGGTCAAGAACGGCTCCGGTGCCCCGATCAACGTGGACGTGCACATCGTGACCCAGGTGGACGGGGTCGCGGTGGCCACCCCGTCGGCTGGCCTGGCCCCGGCCCGCCGGGTCGCGGTCGCGGCCGGGCACACCGAAGTGATTCCGGTACCTGACTCGGTGTACGCGGACCCGTCGATCGGGGGGCTGTGCACGTTCGATCTGTCCGCCTATGCGTCCGTGACGATGGCCGCAGTGAGGATCGCCTGACATGCCTGACAACGACTACCGCGAGGTCCAGGTCATCCACCCCGATTTCGGGGGGATCGCCACCATCCCGGACACCGCGCTCGGCCTGCACTACGCGGCCGGGTGGGTGCTGCTGAGCCCCGAGAACGCCCCGCCGCCCGAACCTAAGCCCGGCGAGCCGCAGCCGATGAGCCAGGCCGAGGTGGCCGCCAGGCTGCAGGCCCGCGCCGCTGAGCTGGCCGCCGAGGCTGAGGCGGCCAGCTCAGCCGAGCCCCCCGCTGAACGCGCCCACCCGGGCGGCAGGTCCAGGTCCGGCGGGTCCGCCGGCGGCAAGCACGAGGAGTGAACGATGGCACCTCCAGCACTCACCGCGTCGCTGCGGTACGTCCCCGAAGGCACCCGGAAGATCTACTGGGTACCGACCATCGCGACCCAGTCATCCCCGACCCGCGCGGAGATCAACGCCGGCACCGACCTGACTGGTGAGATCGCGGAGGTCGGCGGGTTCACCGTCGCCTCCGACCAGGTTGAGGTGCCGGACATGTCGTCACGGTTCACCGGGAAGATCCCCGGCCGGATCACCGCCGACGACTCGTCGCTGCGGCTGTACGCGTCATCGAACTCCACGGACGTGCGGGCGCTGCTGCCCCGCGACACCGCCGGGTTTGTGATCACCCTCTGGGAAGGTGACGTGCCCGGCCAGAAGATGGACGTGTGGCCGGTCAAGGTCAGCGCGGCGGCCGTGCAGACCGGCACTGATGACCCGGGCTCGATCGAGATCTCCTTCACGATCACCAAGATCCCGTCCCAGAACGTCGTCATCCCCGCCTGACCCCTGGGACCCGCGCCCCAACAACCTGAAACATAGTTTCACCTTGACCGGGAGGTGGCAGCCGTGGTGCTGCTCAGCAAGGACGAAATCCTCAAAGCCGATGACCGGCCCGCCGAGATCATCGAGGTGCCCGAGTGGGGTGGGCAGGTGCGGGTGCGCGGCCTGGACGGCCGTGGCCGTGACGAGTACTTCGCGGCCATGACCGTGGTCCGCGACCCGCGCCGCCCACCCGCGATGGACACCGAGAACGCCACCGCGAAGCTGTGCGCCCGCTGCATCGTGGACGAGAACAACGAGCCGCTGTTCACCCAGCACGACGTGCACGCGCTCGGGGAGAAGTCCGGGGCGGCGCTGAACCGGGTATTCGAGGCCGCGCAGCGCCTGTCCGGGATGACCGACGAAGACATGGCGGAGCTGGGAAAAGACTCCACGCCCACCCTGAACGGCGGTTCTACTTCCGCACCGCCGCAGCTCTCGGCCGCACCGTAGCCGAGCTGCTGGTCACCGTGTCCAGCGTGGAGCTGGCGGAGTGGGCTCTGTACTGGCAACTGTGCGACGAGGAGGACCGGGCGCGGCACGAGGCGATGTTCGGCAAGAAGCCAGCCAGCAAGGTCAACACCAGGGGGACGTGATGGCGACAGTGGTCACCGGGACCGGCCCGGAAGACATGCGGGCGCTGGCCCGCCGGCTCCGCGAAGCTGACCCGCACCTGCGGCGGGCGCTGCTGCGGGAGCTGCGCCGCGTCACCGCCCCGGTCGTCAAGGATGTGCAGGCGTCGATCCTGGCCATGCCAGCCGAAGACAAAGATCACGCCCCGCACCTGCGCAGGGAAATCGCGGCGACGGTGTCCGCGTCGGTGGGGCTGAACAGAACCGGGGTGCGGGTCAACATCATCTCGTCCGGGTCCAAGATGCCGCCCGGGATGTCGACCCTGCCCAAGCACACCGACTCGTCGCGGGGCTGGTCGCACCCGGTGTTCGCGCAGGGCGCACGGTTCCACCTGGGCCGCTCGCACGCCCGCCGTTACCGGTACCGGCCGCAAGCGCTGCGCCCGCTGGTGCACCGGGCGTCGTGGACGTGGGCGCACCAGCTCGGCAAACCGCAGTGGTTTGAGGGGGCAATCGCGAGCGACGCGCGGGAAGTCCAGGACGCGTGCCAGGCGGCGATCAACGACACCGCCCGGATGCTGGAAAGCTGACCCCGGTGTGGATCTGGGACGGGGTCACCCTCAACGATGAGCTGGACCTGCTGGAGTGCCGTTTCACTGAACTCGATGAGGTGGTGGACCGGTTCATCGTCTGCGAGGCCACCACCACCCAGGGCACCGGCCGGGCCAAGCCGCTGCACTACGCCGAGCACCAGGACCGGTTCGCGGCGTGGGCGGACCGGGTCGTGCACGTGGTGTGCGCCGACCTGCCGGGAGGCCCGGACCCGTGGCCACGTGAACGCGCCCAGCGGGACGCCGTCGCCCAGGGCCTGGCCGGCGCGTACCCCTCAGACCTGCTGCTGTTCGGGGATGTGGACGAGATCCCCTCGGCCGCCGCAGTGCGGGCGGCGGCGGCGAACCCCGGGCCGTCGCTGTTCGTGATGAACCTGGCGTTTTTCGCGGTGGACTGGGTCAGCGCCCACCCGTGGCTGGGCACCGCCGCGATCCGCGTCGCAGACATCCCCATGGCCGGCGTCGCGCAGATCCGTGAGGACCGCGCCGGGTACGCCCACGTGACCGGCGGGTGGCACCTGTCGTGGCTCGGCGGCCGGGACGGCATCGCCGCGAAACTGGCTGACCGGTGCCACCGCGACGAGAACGCCGACATCGCCAGCCGTGCCGCCGCCGGCGAATGCTATGAGGGCGGGCGGGTGTGGCACTCCCCGGCGGGCGGCCCGGAAAGGCTGCGTCCAGCCGACGTGGACGCCTCATGGCCCCGCTGGGTCGCGGAACGCCGCTGCCCACCTGTCTGGTTCCGGCCCCGCTGAGGAGCCGTCAGAACGGCCCCTGGCCGCGCCCTGGCAAGCAGGGCTGGCCGGGGGCCATCATCTTGTCTGCCCGGGAGGGCTCATGGCCACCACACTGCGGTTCGTGCTCCTCGGGGACGACCGGGCCGGCGCGGCGTTCAACCGGTTCGCGCAGCAGGTCGACAAAGCCAACCGGTCGGTGGACAAGAACCGGGCCAGCCTCAGGCAGCAGGACAACGCGGCGGTCGCGGCGTCCAAGTCGCTGGGCGGCCTGACCGGCACCGTGTCCGGGTTCGGGGCGGTCAACGACATCGCGTCCAAGAAAACCAGCATGTTCGCCAAGGGCCTGGCCGCGCTGGACATCGCCACCGGGGTCGGGGAGGCGGGGATCAGCGCCCTGATCGGCACGACCCTGTCGCTGGCGGCGGCGTACACGTCGGCGGCGGCCGGGGCCGGCGCGTACGGGCTCGCGGTCAAGCCGCTGCTGACCCAGGTTTCGGCGCTGTCCAAACTGCAGGCGTCCGCCGCGACCGGGTCCAAGACGGCGCAGAAGCAACTCAACGCGATGCTCAAAACCACCCCGCCAGAGATCGTCAAGTTCACGGCGTCGGTGAAGTCCGCGAACACCGCGTACAAGTCGTGGGCGGACCGTCTCGCCACCCCGGTACTCGCGCCGCTGAACCGGGCGCTGGGCATCGTGCGGCCGGTGCTGCGTGCCATCACCCCGCTGGTCACCGAAGCCAGCTCAGCGTTCGATGACCTGATCACCGAGCTGGCCAAGAAAATCCAGGGCGGCGGCCTGGAGCGGGTCGTCACCGTGCTGCTGCCCCACGTGCGGCCCGTGATCGAGGATCTGGGGCACTCGATCGCCAACATCGGGGCCGGCCTGTGGGGGGTCCTCAAGGCGTTCCTGCCGTTCAGCGACCAGGTGTCCCACGGGGTCCTTGACCTGACCGCGAAGTTCAAGCGGTGGGGGGAGACCCTGTCGGGGCACTCCGGGTTCCAGGCGCTGATCGAGATGTGGAAACAGAACTGGCCGCTCATGAAGACCGGCCTGACCGACCTGGTGAAGATCCTCAGGAACGTCGTGTCGGACATGGCCGGGCTGGCCACCCCGGCGAACTCGCGGGCGCTGTGGCAGATCGCCAACCCACTGCTGGCCCTGGCGCTCAGACTGTCGTCCAGCCCGGCCCTGGTCGACGCGCTGCTGTACCTGACGGTGATCGGGAAAGGCGCGGGCCAGATCAAGAGCGTCTGGTCATCCATGACCACGGCGTGGAACTCCGTCACGAAGGGCCTGTCGATCGTCAGCGGCGGCAAGCTGAACCTGGGCATGCAGACCGCCGGGGACACCATGCTGACAGCGGCGCAGGCGATGCAGAAGGCCGCCGACACCATGGCCGGCGCGTCGGGAGCGGCCGGGAAAGCGGGCAGCGCGGCTGCAGGCGCTGAGGGCACCGCCGGCGGTGGCCTGGCCGGGCTGATCAGCAAGGCACAGTTCTACGGGGCCGGGATCGCTGGCGGGGCGGCCATGGCGGCGGGCCTGTGGTACCGGTTCAGGGAAGACATGAAGGCCGGCCTCAAAGGCTGGGCGCGGGACATCCCCAACCTGGCGTCCGGGGCCACCGGGTGGCTGTCCACCGCAGCCAGCGGGATGGCGGACCTGCTCACCGCCAAGTTCGGTGGCCGGGCGTCGACGTACTTCACGCGGCTCGGCGCGAAGATCCAGGGCTGGGTGGGGAACGTCACCACGACCCTGGCCGCCAAAGGCATGGACCTGCAAGTTGGGCTCGGCAACGGGCTGATCGCCGGGTGGGCCGCCGTGGCCCACTGGTTCAGCGGCATGACAGGCCGCGTCACCGGGTTCTTTAAGGGCGCGGCGGGCTGGCTGGTCAGCGCGGGCCGCAACGTCATCAGTGGCCTGTCCACCGGGGTCCACGCGCTGTGGAACAACACCGTCGCGCCGTGGTTCAGCGGGATGCCGGGCCGGCATCAGGCGTTTTTCCGGGGGGACCTGAACTGGCTGGTCGTCTCCGGGCGCAACGTCATCTCCGGGCTGTCCACCGGGATACACGCCGTGTGGAACAACACCGTCGCGCCGTGGCTGAACGGCATGCCGGGCCGGGTTGAGGGGTACCTGCGGGGGGCGCTGAACTGGCTGGTGACCGGCGGCCGGAACGTCATCTGGGGCCTGCTCAACGGGTTTGAGTCGGTGTGGAAGTCGGTGGTGTCGTGGCTCGGCGGCCTGCCCAGCAAGATCCTCAAAGCGCTTGGTATCGCGTCGCCGCCGCCGTGGGCGATCTCCGCCGGCCACGACGTGATGGAAGGCATCCTCCAGGGCCTGGCCGGCCACAAGGGTGTCGAGGCGTTCATCAAGGGCAAGGTCGCGGGCATCGCGGCGCAGGCCACCGCCGGGCTGTACCCGTTCGGGCCACCCGGGTCCGGGTCGCTGGTGTCCTACGCCAAGAAGCTCCTCAAGCTGTACGGCTGGGCGAGCCAGTTCGGGGCGTTCAACGCGCTGGAGATGTCGGAGGCGGGCTGGAACGTTCACGCCACCAACCCCAGCTCCGGGGCGTACGGGCTGGCGCAGGCGCTGCCCCCATCCAAGTACGCCTCGGCCGGGGCGGACTGGCGCACGTCGGGGTACACGCAGCTCCGCTGGATGATGGCCTACATCAAGGCCCGCTACGGCAGCCCCGCCGCCGCGTGGGCGTTCCACCTGGCCCACAACTGGTACGGGCACGGCGGCCCGATCACCGAGCCGATCGCCGGGATCGGGCTGCGCACCGGGCAGACCTACGGGTTCGGTGAGGCCGGCGGTGAGCAGGTCTCGTCGCAGGCCGACATGCAGGCGATGGTGCGGCTGCTGGCCGTCCTGATCGGTGAGATCCGCAAACTCCAGTCGGTCACCGCCGCGTCCGCCGCCGCCACCGCCGACGGGGTCGGCGCGGTGATCAACGGCACGGCCCGGCGTGCGGCGCTGTCACGGTGAGGGAGGGGCAGTGAGCGACAGCCTGGTGATCGCGGACAAGATCGAGCTGATCGGCCCCGACGGCGGGGTGGCGTCCACCATCCCCGCGTGCGCGGGCGCGGTGTTCACCCTCGGCACCGACTACGACCTGTCCGCGCCGCAGACCGTCGCGGACATCATGACCGCGTCCCTGCTGGACGGGGAGCGGCCGTCGCGGCGGCGGGTGTCGAACCGGGTGTTCACCATCCCCGTCAAGATCGAGGCCCCGGACCGGCAGACCCTCACCGCCGCCCGGGAGGTGCTGCTGGAGCTGCTGGACGCGGATAACTGGACGCTGACGTGGACCACCGACGGTGGCAGCCCGGTGGTGTTCGACTGTTTCCAGGCGCTGGCCGCGCAGCCCGCCAACCAGCTCTTTGAGGAACAGGAGCTGGTGTCGCGGATCACCGTGCAGTTCCCGGCGCTGCCGTTCGGCCGCTCCGACGAACTGATCCCGGTGCTGTTCAACTGCCCCTCGCAGGTGTGGGAGCTGCCGCCGTCACCGGTCAACGTCGACATATTCGGCACGTCATCGAACTGGCTGACCGGCGACGACACCGGGTTTGAGGCCAGCGCCGGCGCGTGGGTGACCGGGGGGAACAGCTCGGTGTCGCGGACCACCGCGCAGGCCCACACCGGGGCCGGGTCGCTGCTGGTGTCCTCGTCCGCGTCCGGGGCGATGCAGGCGATGTGGCAGGCGTCCGCGAACTACGCCCTGATGGTCCCGGTGGTGGCCGGGGACACGGTCACCGCGCGGGGCTGGTGGCGGGCGCAGGCGTCCGCGCGGTCCGCGAACATGGGCGTCGACTTCTACGACGGCACCGGCACGCAGGTCGGGTCCACGCTGCGCGGCTCCAACATCACCGACTCCACGTCCGCCTGGACGCAGGCCACCGCAGCGGTCACCGCGCCCGCCGGGGCGGTGTGGGCGCGGCCCAACGGGCAGGTGCTCGCCACCGGGGCGGCGAACGAACAGCACTACCTGGACGACGTGTGGATCGACCGGGGCGCAGCCCAGTCGTGGAACGATGGCGGCCAGTGGTCGCTGTCCAACGTGGTGCCCATCGCCGGGCAGCACTCCGCGAAGTGGTCACGGACCTGGCATGACAGCCCGGTCTACGATCACACCCTGGCCGCGACCGTGAACCTGACCGGGCTGACCAAGCTCACGTTCTGGGCCGGGTTCATGACCACCAGCTCCCAGTGGGCCACCTGGCACAAGGGCACCATCACCTACGCGGTCACCCTGTACGACGGGGCGGGTAACACGCTGGCGTTCAGCCACAAGCAGTCCGCGTCCGCGTCGATGATCGACGGGTCACCGCACTGGCAGTTCATCTCGGTGCCCATCCCGCAGCAGACATCCGGGTTCGACTACACGACCGTGTCCCGGTACGCGATCAACGCATACAACGTGTGGCAGACCAACTATGGGCCGGTGCTGCAGGCCGGCATGTACCTGGCGGCGGTGGTCGCGACCGCGTCCGCGACCGGCTCCCCGGTGGCGCGCGGCGCGTGGTACACCATCCCCGCGCCGGTCGGGTCCGCGCGGGCACCCATCGCCTACCAGGCCGCGCCCGGCCCGTCGTCGTACTCCACGATCACCGAGTTCACCACCCCAGGGTCCAACAACTGGACCGCGCCGGCCGGGCTGACCACGATCGACAAGACGGAAGGATGGGCCGGCGGCGGTGGCGGCGCAGGGTCCTACGCCACCACCGCCGGCGGCGGTGGTGGCGGCGGCGGGGAGTACTCGCGGCGCGACAAGATCCCCGTCACCGCGCTGGGCACCTACCATCCGTTCGTCGGCGCGGGTGGCACCCACGGCGGGATATCCGCGAACGGCTCACCGGGCCAGGACTCGTACTTCACCGGGGACTCGTCGGTGGGGATACGCGCCCACGCCGGGCAGGGCGGCTCGCAGAACCCCAGCGGCGGCGGTGCGCCCGGCAGCGGGTCATCTGACCCGATCCACTACGGCGGCGGGTGGGGATTCCAGACCCGCCCGACGGGCCGGGACATCGGCGGCGGCGGCGGCGGGTCGGGTGGGTCCTCAGGTGGCGGGCAGGCCCCGGGCGGCAACGGCCGGCCCGGCGCGGTCGCGGTGACCGACGGCGGTCCCGGCGGGAACGGCGGCTACTCCGATGTCAGCCAGTCCCAGCACGCCGGCCTGACCCCGGCGTCCGGGCCGGGCGGCGGTGGCGGCGGCGGCGCGTTCATCGCCCCCGGGCAGATCGGCGGGGACGGCGCGGCCGGGAAGATCCGGCTGACCTACGGCGCGACGGGGCTGCTGCCGCTGAACTCGCTGCTGCTGCACATGCCCGGCCGGGACGCCCCGCCGGCGCTGAACCCGCTGTGCCCGGTCGGCAACGGCGCGGACACCCCGAACGGGGCCACCGAGTACACCGTCCCGGCGATCGGGTCGCTGGCCGCCCGGTTCGACGGGACCTACACCTGCTATCTGATCGCCTCGTCGTGGGCCAGCCCGTCCAGCTCGCGGCTGCTGCCCATCACCCTCAAGCAGTACCCGTACACAGGCGGCACAGCGGTGTCGCTGCCGCTGACCCGCACGGTGACCCCGTCGACCGACATCACCAACGGGTACGTGGAGATGGGGCCGGTGACGCTGCCGCTGGCTGAGCTGCCGCCCGGCCAGCTCCAGGCGTACTTCACCGTGGCGGTCACCTCAGGGAACACCTCTGACCGGTTCCTGGATGTGCTGTTCCTGGACGTGACCGGGCAGACCCTGCTGGTCAACGTGGCGGGCACGTCGCTGCTGAACAACATCTGGGCGGACGCCCCGGACGCGAACCGGGCGCTCGGCGGGATCTACGGGTCCAACGCGGACCGCGACCAGTCCTGGTCGATCACCGCGAACATCGACCGGATGTCGGGTGGGGCGTTCTCGGTTGAGCCGACGCAGCACAACCGGCTGCTGACCTACTCCCAGCAGGGAGCGCCGGCGGTCACCGGCCAGTACCTGCCGCACTGGTGGATGGACCGTGCGGACGTGACGATCGGCAGTGAGTCATGACATCGGAGAAGTCGATCGACACGGCACAGCGGGTGGACCAGCTTGTGCCCCGGGTCGGGACGGTGGAGAACCTGCTCGCGGCGGTGTCGTGGCAGGACACGGCGGGGATGCAGAACGGGTGGGGGAAAGGCTCGGGGTGGTTCAAGTACACGCGGCTGATCATCCCGACCCTGGTCATGTTCAGCGCCCAGGGCCTGACCTGCGACGGGGCGACCGTCGCGGACGACACCGTGATCTTGTCCAGCAGTAACGGGTTCCCGTCCGGGTACCGGCCCGGGGCGGCGCAGGCGTTCCCCGCCTATACCGACGACCTGAAAGTCGGGTACCACTCCGGGCCGGCGGAGGCCGCGCAGCTCGCCATCCAGACCAACGGGTCGGTTCAGGTGCGCGGTGTCGGCCTCTCGGCCACGGTCCTCAACTGCTGGGGCATCTTCACCACCACCTTCTAGGAGGCGCACGTGTTCGGGGATCTGCAGACCAAGGCCGCGATCGAGCAGAAGGCGGTCGACATTTTCCAGCGGGTCTTTGGCGGCCTGGAGGACGCCGCTGACTTCCAGTCGTGGCTGGCCGGGCAGGCGGACGCCGACCTGGAGGCGGTCGGGTTCCCCGCCGGGCAGCAGATCACGTTCCTGCGTTCGGCGTTCGTGGATATCGCGGACCTGGCCGCCAAAGCGATCGGTGAGCCCGGAGATGGCAACCACCCGGCGGGCTATGACTACACGATCAACGTCAAGCAGATCGTCGGGCCAGCCGGGTACCACTGATGCGCGGGCAGACCCAGCTAGCCACCTGGACCCCCGACGGGAACCCCACCTCCGCGCGGTGGCTGTCCCAGCTCGGCGGCGTCGACAGCCTGGCCCTGGCATGGGCCAACCCCGGCGGCTGCCAGGCGCTCACCGCGAACTTCCGCCGCCCCCCCAACTGGCGGTCCGACGCCCTGAACCCCGGCCGGCTCATCTCCGCGTGCCGGGGCGGCACCTGGACATGGGCGGGCATCCTGGACGAACCGCAGCCCGCCGACGACGGGTGGGCGATCTCCGCGCACGGCGCGGGCGGCTACTCCGATGACTACCTGGCGATCTACTCGGTAGCGTGGGGAACCGGCGTGTTCAACGACGCCGTCGACCAGGCCATCGCCCGGGGCCTGGACTGGGTGCGCGGCACCGACATCGGCTCCGTCGCGGGGATCTGGACCGGGCAGCAGGTCGACTCGGGGACACAGACCATCACCGACCTGCTGAACCTCGGCTGCCAGAAGGGCGGCCTGACCTGGTCGGTGACGACCACCGCGTCCGGGAACGTCCTGACCGTGTACCCGCTGCCCACCACCGCGAACCGCATCCTGATCGCGGTGAACCCTGAGGGCCGCACCATCGGGGACGGCCCGTCGGACCTGTACGCCCGGTACCAGGCGACGTGGGATTCGGGGACGACCCCGGCGACGTACGCGCTGACCAGCGTGGCGAACACCGCTGAGCGGGCCGCGCACGGCCGCCGGGAGCAACTGATGGACATCTCCTCCGCCGGGGTGTACACCGCCGGGCAGGCGCAGGGCATCGCCAGCGCGGTCATGAAACGGTATGTGCGGGCCGCGTTCGCGGACCCGTTCGTCGTCCAGCCCGGGGAACTGCTCACCGAAGGCGGCCGGGAATGCGACCTGGGCACATACTGGGCCGATGGGCTGACCGCGATGGTGTGTGAGGCGTGGCTGGGGGACTACAGCTACGGCGGGGAGTCGGTGCCGGGGATCGCGACGTTCCTGACGGGCACATACGAGTGGGATGAGGACAGCGACGCGGCGGCGGTCACCCCGATCGACAGTGAGCTGCATGACTTCGCGACGCTGCTCGGCGCGGCGGTGGACGCAACCCCGGTGCGGGTCCAGCCGACGGCCACGGCCGCCAAGAAGGTCAAGAAGGCCAAGCCCGGCGGGCCGATCCGCAAGCCCAAGACACCCGGCAAGGGTGTGCACCCGGGGGGGAAACTGATCCGGTGACGGAGGTGGGCGAGGTGACCAGCACGGCGCTCGGATTCTGGGCAGTGGTGGCCGCCGCAGTCAGCGGCCTGCTGGGCCTGGTGGGGGTGGCGCGGACGGGGAAGTCCCCGGAGCGGATGGCGAACCTGGCGGAGCTGACCGAGATCATCAACGCGACCACCGCTGACCGTGACGACCTGCGTGAGCAGGTCGCGGCCCTGGAGGAGAAGGTTGAGGCCCTGAACCTGCAGATCGCGGAGCAGAACGCCACGATCGCGGAGCTGCGGGCCGAGCTGGCCAGGAGGCCCCAATGAAGGCTGCCGCAGGCAACGCCCCAGCCGGGAAGCCGCCCAAGGTTCAGGTGGTGGTGGTGGACAGAACCACCCGGCTGCTGCGGATCGGGTTCGTGATCACCGCCGCGCTGCTGCTGATCCTCGGCGCGGCGTCCTACCAGATCCAGATCAACCGCAACGCGGCCACCGCCCGGCAACTGAAAGCCGAGACGCACACCCGGTGCCTGACCGACACCCGCCAGGACGCCAGACGCCGCCGGCTGGACATGGCGCTGATCGGCGCGGACCGGGCCGCGCTGACCGGGCTGCGGGCGGTGTTCCCGCACGCCGACCACACCGACCAGATCGTCATCGCCGTGCAGATCCGCTACTACTCGACGGCGCTCGCGGCGCGGCTGGCGGACATCCCGGCTCCCGAATCACCCGCCCGCTGTTAGCCGGAAGTGCCTACCAGGTAAGGGCTGACTGCGGGAAGATGGCCCCGGGCGGGCGGCAGCTAACCCATGCAGGGGGCGTGGTGGGCGGCCGTCAGGGGTTTCGCACCCTTCTGGTCCCGCTGCTGGGCATCGGCCCGGCCACCCGGGTCAGCCCGCCCGGACTGCCCAGCATAGGCGTCCCGCCCCAGCCCGGGGCGGGCTGTGCCCCCTAAGGAGGGCGCGATGCACGGACTCAAGTACTACCCGGCCGCGTACATGGCGGTCCTGACGGCTGCGCTCGGCGTGGTGGTCGCGTTCGGGTTCCTGTCCCAGACCACGGCGTCCTACGTGGCGACGATCGGCACAGCGGTCCTCGGCCTGATCACCGTGGTCCTGGCCCGCCCATTCGAGGTGACCGCGCTCGGCCCGGCGCTCACCGCCGTGCTGACCGGCCTCGTGTCGTTCGGGGTGAAGCTCGATGACGCGAAGATCGGCGCGGTCGTCACGTTCGTGACCCTGATCACCGGCTACTTCGTCCACCAGAACGCCGTGCCCAAGGCCGGCTCGCCGTCGGCAGGGGACCCGGCGCTGTCCGCGCTGGCCCATGGTGGGGTGCCACCCCGCGCCGCCAGCCCGGTCGGGTGACCGACCTGCGGCAGCCCGGCGATTTCGCGGTCTGCCCGATCGCCGGCCCGGGAGGGCTGGCGATCGGCGCGGCCGAGGGATTCGCGGATGTCATCGCCAGGCAGATGAACTTCCCCGCGTTCACCAAGTGGCAGCACGCCCTGGTCTACGTCGGCGGCGGCCGGTGCCTGCAGGCCGAGCCGGGCGGCTCCCGCATCGTCGCCCGGCCCGTCTACCCCGACGACCTGTGGTCCACCGGACACATCACCCTGCCGGACGCGGCACGCCGGCTGGCCGCCGCGACCGCCGGGCGGTGGGAAGGCATCCCCTACTCGGCGCTGGACTATCTCGCGCTGGCCGCCCACCGGCTCCACGCCCCCGACTGGCCGGTCTGGGCGCAGAACGGGCACCGGGTCAGCCTCCAGCAGTTCATCAAGGACCAGGGCCACGAGATCTGCAGCCAACTGGTCGACGCGTTCCTGATGTCGTGCGGCGTGCATCTCTTTGCCGACTACCGCTGGCCCGGGTACGTGATGCCCATCGACCTTGGCCACGTCATCGAGGGCGGCGCGGTCCCCTACACCGGGAGCTGACATTGACGCTGAGAATGCTCGACTCGATCTACCCGGCGAACCTGGCCGCCCGCCGGGACACCCACCGGCTGATCACCCGCGACATGCTGGAGGTGGAGATCGCCAACGCGGTCGCGGCGCTGCCCACAGCGGACGCCTACCTGGGGTATGTCGACGGTCACTGGCCAACGTGGAACGCGCTGGTCGCGAAGTTCGCCGGGACGGGCGCGCACCTGCTGGACTGCGCGGTGTTCGCCGCTGACGACGCGACCGCCGGGGACCGCGAGCCTTACGACATGTCCGCCGCGCAGTGCGCCACATGGGCGGCGCGGCAGCTCGCGCGGGGCGTGTGGCGTCCTGTGCAGTACGCGTCGATCTCCAACATGCCTGAACTCCTGGCCGCTGACGCGGCGGCGGGGATCTCCCGCGCTGAGGTGCGGCTGCTGTCCGCGCACTACGGGGTGGGCAAGCACATCTGTACCGGCATGGACGGCACCCAGTGGACCGACACCGCGCCTGGTGTGGGCGGCACCCTCGTAGATGAGTCGCTGCTGGAGGACGGGTTCTTTGACGGCCCGGCACCAGCGCCGCCGGTCCCTAACACGTCGATCAGTGAGGAGCACGGCATGATCGCAGCAGGCACGGAAGCCGAGACGATCATCTCGATCGTGGGCGGGTCCGCGAAAGGGATCTCGCTGGGCTGCGACGCGGCCCGCACCGGCAACAACGGCCCCTACATCCGGGTGGCCGCCCGGTCCAACGGGGCGGGCACGTGGGAGGTGAACCGGGTGGGGCTGCCGGACTCGGGGAAGTTCTCGGTGCCGTTCACCGCGTCGGATGTGGGGCTGATCAGCCTGGTCCGCGACTCTAACGGCGCGGCGGACGAGGTGCCGGTGGACTACAACCTGTTCTGAGCCGGCGTATGCTGCCGGTGCCGGTGGGCTCGCGGCCTGGTTCCGGGGAGCTGGGAACCGTCCCGCCGCCAACACAGCCGGGCGGTCCCCTTCCAA